CAATCCTTAGACCAAAGTTTTGTGCAGGAGTTTGAGAACAGGGTTAAATATCAAGATGAGTTTTATAAAAAACAACTTAAAGATGCTCTAGATCGTGGTGATTTGGATGCACAGGTTGAAGCTCAGGCAAAATTGACTGAGACAGCAACTCATGCTGAAAGACTCAAACAAGTTAAGCAACAACAAGAAGCTCAAGCTCAATTAGCTCAGCAACAGCCTGTTCAACAGCCTATGCAACAACCACAAAGACAAGTACCAGATGTAAAAGCCCAAAATTGGGCAGCGAATAATCCTTGGTTTGGTGAAGATGAGCCAATGACATTGACAGCTTTTAGTATACATAAGCAGTTAACAGAGCAAGAAGGTTATAGTGCTCAAAGTGATGACTACTACAGCGAGATAGATCGCCGTATGAGGGATTCTTTTCCTCATAAGTTTGGTAATACCTCTGTTCAAACAGGTCCTGTTGTAGCGTCTGCAAATCGGGCAGGAGCGAAAAAAGGTCGACAAAAAATACAATTAACGAAATCAGAGGTTGCAATTGCTGACAAACTTGGTGTATCAAGAGAACAGTATGCGAGACAAAAAGCTCGCATGATGAATACGTGAGGAGATAAAAAATGAATGACAGAACCCCACGCAATTCCCAAACAAGGGAAAAAAGTGTCCGTCCGACGCCTTGGAAACCTCCATCTCAGTTGGATGCTCCACCACCACCTAAAGGATTTGTTCATCGGTGGGTCCGTGAATCAGTCATGGGATTTGATGACAAAAAGAACCTTTCTGCTCGGCTACGCGAAGGCTTTGAATTAGTTCGTGCTGATGAGTACCCCGATTTTGAAGCTCCAACCATCCAAGATGGTAAACATGCAGGTGTTATAGGAGTTGGTGGTTTAGTACTCGCAAGGATTCCTGAAGAAACTGTTAGTCAACGTAAAAGTTATTTTCAAGGTCAAACAAGAGACCAGATGACTGCTGTTGATAACGATTTAATGAGGGAACAACATCCGTCTATGCCTATTAGTAAACCTGATAGGCAATCTCGTGTAACCTTCGGAGGAGATAGATCCTCTGAATAAGATCTATAAAGGAGAAAAATTAAATGGCAAATACTGATTCGCCTTTTGGTTTGCGTCCCCATAATAAATTAGGATCTGCACCGAACGGAAATGGTTTGACTCCTTACAAAATCCAGATTCCTGGAGTTGCAGGATCATCAAGTGCTATATATCAAGGCGACATGGTGATTCCGCTAACAAATGGATTGGTTGATGTAAGTGCAGCAGATGGTGGTTCGGTTGCAATCTTAGGTGTTATGGCAGGATGTCAATATACAAACTTGGATGGTAAACCTGTTTTTGATAACAACTATCCAGGAACTGCGTCACTTAAATCTGGCACAGAAGCAACTGTTTTTGTATACGACGACCCAATGCAAGTATACGAATGTCAGGGCGACGCTAGTGTGACAAATTTAGCAACAGCGACAGCTTTAATCCATTCTAATGCTGAAGGAACAGGATTTGGTTCACAAACTGGATCCACAGGCATATCTGCAGGTGAGATATCAATCGCATCAGCAGGTGCAACGACAGCAACAGATAACTTCCGAATCGTTGGTATAAAAGATGTTGAGGGAATAGATTATGCTTCTGCAGGAGTAGTATTTCTTGTAAAGCTAAACTTACCTTTCCATCTCGATTCCACAGGCTTATAAGGAGAATAAGATATGGCTATAGCAAGATCCCAACTCCTTAAAGAACTTGAACCAGGATTAAATGCCTTGTTCGGTTTGGAGTACGATAGGTATGATAATGAACATGCCGAAATTTTTGAAACCGAATCTTCAGATCGTGCATTTGAAGAAGAAGTAATGTTGTCAGGCTTCGGAGCTGCTCCTGTAAAAGGGGAAGGTCAAGCAGTATCATTTGATATTTCTAATGAAGCTTACACAGCACGTTATACACACGAAACAATAGCATTAGCGTTTGCGATTACAGAAGAGGCTGTAGAGGATAATCTTTACGACCGATTAAGTTCTCGTTACACTCGTGCTCTTGCTCGTTCTATGGCGAATACAAAACAAGTCAAAGCAGCAGCAATACTCAATAATGCTTTTGATAGTACAGTTACCTATGGTGATGGAAAAGAGCTTTGTGCTACAGACCACCCAACTGTAGGTGGAGGTAATTTCAGAAACGAGTTGACAACAGCAGCTGATTTGAATGAAACTTCATTAGAGCAGTCATTGATTGATATCGCAGCTTTTATTGATGAGCGTGGTCTCAAAATTGCATTGCAAGGTAGAAAATTAATTATTCCATCAGCCTTACAGTTTGTAGCTGAAAGATTGATGGCAAGTAATTTAAGACCTGCTACAGCAGATAATGACATAAATGCAATCCGTAGTATGGGAATGCTTCCAGAAGGTTATGTAGTAAATCACTTCTTAACTGATACAGATGCGTTCTTTATTAAAACGGATGCTCCAAATGGCTTTAAACATTTTGAGCGTAGCCCAATCAAAACATCTATGGAAGGTGATTTTGATACAGGTAACGTAAGATACAAAGCCAGAGAAAGATACAGTTTTGGTGTCTCTGACCCAAGATGTGTATTTGGTTCTCCAGGAGCTTAATATAAACTTGAGGAGGGGATTAGTCCCCTCCTTTTAATTGTAATCTTTCTGACAGCGAAAGCTGACACTAGCCACGACAGGAGATTTTAAATGGCTGTACATTTTACTGGACCAATCCTCTTTGCAGGTAAAGATGGACAAAGACAATGGTTTGAAAACCTGCCTATAGATAGAAACCCTGATTATCTTGTTTACATGGATGATTTTACAGGGGTAACACTTGATGCGACAAATGACTGGACAGTTGTGAAAGATAGTTCAGCCTCAGCTGCAATTGCAGCAGACGTTGTCAATGGTGCTGTGACTCTAAGCTCACAAGCTACAACTGATAACGATGGAGCATCAATACAAGGAAACGAAATATTTGCCGTAAGTTCAGGTAGAGATATTTGGTTTGAAACAAAACTTACACCAACAGATGCTGAAGGCGATGCAATGGACATTTGTATTGGTTTGACTGTAAACTTTGCAACTAATCCAGAGGCAATGTTAACAGCAGCTGACAGAATAGTTTTTCAAGTAGATGATGGTGATAGTAATATTGATTGTGTAACCGAAAAAGACGGAACTGCTACAACAACAGATTCTGGAGTTGATATTGCAAGTGGTACAGCAGTCACACTTGGTTTCCATGTTAAAGGTACTGGATCAGTCGAATTTTTTGTTAATAGGAATAAAGTAGCTACTCACACAGCAAATATACCTGATGATGAAAATTTAGCTTTGGGTGCTATGGAACTATCAGGTTCTGCTACAGGTACAAAGTCAATGAATATTGATTACATATTTGCAGCTCAAAATAGATAGGGGGTAAACAATGGCTAAAAAAGTAAGAGCCAGAACGGATAAAGGTGAGTTTATTGCTGATAATCCAGATACCCCACAAAATGAAGCATGGAAAGTAGTAGAGGAAATTAGCTCTACTACTCTTCCTCCTAAAGGAAGTGCTGAATATAAAGCTATGCTTTTACGTGGAGAAATAAAGGAGTAATCAATGGCAGATGCTGTAACCTCACAAACGATTATAGATGGTCCAAAAACTGCCGTTTTGAAATTTACTAATATTTCTGACGGAACAGGTGAAGACGCTGTAAAAAAAGTTGATGTCAGTGCATTATCTAAAAATGGCGATGGTGATAGTTGTACTAAAGCTACTATTGAAAAAATTTGGTGGCAATGTAATGGCATGAAAGTCAAAATTTTGTTTGATGCTGACACAGATGTTTTTTGTATTGAACTTGGAGAAAACCAAAGTGGTCATCATGACTATACTAGCTTTGGTGGACTTACTAATAATGCAGGAACGGGAGTAACAGGAGATATTATGTTTACAACTGTGGGACATAGTTCTGCTGATACATATACTGTTATGCTTCAGGTTAGGAAGGAATTTGGTTAGTGGCTACAAAAGCTGATGTAAAAAGAACTCCCTCTGGTAAACTAAGTTATCGGGGGGAAATTTTTCCTGGATATAATAAACCTAAAAAAACTCCAGGAGCTAAGAAAAAATCAGCAGTTCTAGCTGCAAAAGGAAACCTCATAAAAGTTATTAGGTTCGGCGATCCTAATATGACAATTAAGAAAAACATTCCTGGACGTAGAAAATCTTTTAGAGCTCGTCATAATTGTGATACAGCTAAAGATAAGTTTACAGCTCGGTATTGGTCATGTAAGGCTTGGTAATATGGCGATGACACGTGGTAATATGAGGAAACAAATAAGTAAGCCTCCTGCCAAAAAGAAAAAGCCAAAGATGTTAAGAAAGGGTGGAGACCCTAAAATACCTGCAAAATATTTAGCAGGATTAAGTTCTACAGAAAAAGCTAAACGTAAAAAAGAGATAAATCGTAACAGAAAAAAAGCTGATGACGATCCTTCTGCTTATGTATTTGCTACTGATTTTAAGTCAGGTAAACGTAGAAAAACAAAACCTTCTGTGTATACAAAAAAATTCAAAAAACAATTTGGGTGATATTATGAAAAAAAGTAATAAAAGACTAGCAGCAATGTATCCTCCTAAGGATAAAATCACAAGAGGGGATATTATCACAGCAGCAAGGAGAAAAAAGAAAAATGGCGGATCCAAAAACGGGAACGGGAAAAAAACCAAAAGGGTCGGGTAGAAGATTATATACCGATGAAAATCCTAAGGATACTGTATCAATCAAATTTGCTACAGTACAAGATGCTAATAATACTGTTAGAAAAGTTAGAAATATTAGCAAACCATTTGCTAGGAAAATACAAATATTAACTGTTGCTGAACAACGTGCTAAAGTAATGAAGAAAAATAAAATTGCTGATATTTTTAAAAAAGGTAAAGACAAAATACGTAAAGACCATAATAGAATTGCTTAGGAGGTTTAATGTCTAATGTTAGTAAAACTTTAGCTGATAAAGCAGCTAAAGCTAGAAAAAAAGGTAAAAAGGTTACAGCAGGTCAATTAAGGCAAGTTTATAATAAAGGTCTTGCTGCTTATAAGACTGGACACCGTCCAGGAACAACACCGAATCAATGGGCAATGGCTCGTGTTAATAGTGTGTTGACAGGAGGAAAAGCAGCAAAAGTAGATGCTCATATTTTTGGTAAAGGCACAAAGCCTAAAAAGAAAACGAAAACAACATGAGTTATCTTGTAAGTAACATCCCATACTTTAAATGTTGGGTTAGAAAAGAATTTACACATAATCATGAACAATATCATGGTGAGTATCTTCATGCTATGGCTTTTGCTGTTAACACAGTTCCTGATCGTTGTTTAAGTTTCCAAGTTGTTTTTACAGGTTGTGAATCTGATTTTGATGATAATGAGTTAAATATTCATGGTGGAGCTATGTGGGCAAGATTACCTATAACAGCTTTAATTGCTGATACTAATCTTGAAGAGATGCCAGAACGTATGGTAACACATCATGCTCAACCTTGGGATTGCAGTTCTCACTTTCATTCTGTCGTAAAGTTTGATAGAGTGAGTTCAAGTCCTTGGATTTGTAAGATTGATGGTAACTTTTACAGGGGAAAGTATATGTTTACTGTAGATTATACAGAATCAGAAATTGCTGATGACCCTGCTCAACACAAACAAAGTCATGTGCTAGAATTAACAGATGCGGATAAGTGGACAGGTAATATTGTCGCTTTACCAAATAACAGAGTGAGGGCAACCTCCCCTGCATTATGGGAGACTGGAGAAGGTCCCCCAGATTTTAAACCTAGCCAATGGACACATAACGCTGAAAGTGATGAAAGCTATATGGATCCATCGGTTACTTTTGATAACTTATATGCAAAGAAGGAAAAGAAAAAATGAAAGGTAAGAAAAAAAGCTACGCAAAGATGATGGGTGGTGGATCAGCCATGAAAAAGAAAAGCTTTGCCAAAGGTGGAAATGCCATGAAGAAGATGATGGGTGGAGGTATGAATAATATGAAACCCAAAAGAATGATGGGTGGTGGCATGAATATGAAAAAGAAAAATTTTGCTTTAGGTGGTAAAGTCATCAAAGGTCCATATAGTTAATGGCTGTATCTGGATCTAATGATTTTGAGCTTGACGTTGCTGAATACGTCGAGGAAGCTTTTGAGAGATGTGGTATTGAGGTTCGTAATGGTTACGACCTCAAGACTGCACGAAGATCTCTTAACTTACTGTTAGCGGATTGGGCGAACAGAGGGTTAAATAGATGGACGATTACTCAAAGCACTCTTTCTTTGACTGAAGGCTCTGGGTCTTATAGTTTAGGAGCTGACACTATTGATGTTTTATCTGCAGTAATAAGAACAAACGCAGGAGCATCAACACAAAGTGATATAACTATTACTAGAATTAGTAGAGATGCTTATATAAACATACCTTCTAAATTATCAAAAGGAAGACCTTCTCAATATTACGTTGATAGGCAAATAAATCCTACTTTAAAAATATGGCAACTTCCCGATGCATCTGACACTTATACTCTTGTTTACGATAGACTTGTTCGTATGGATGATGCTGATACAGCACAAAACACTTTAGATATGCCTTTTAGGTTTTATCCATGTTTAGCAGCAGGATTAGCTTATTATGTAAGTTTAAAGAGAGCACCAAACAGGACACAAATATTAAAAGCAGTTTATGAGGAAGAGTTTCAAAGAGCTGCTGCTGAAGATAGGGATAGAGCTAGTCTTACGATCACTCCAAGCAGGGATTATTATACTTTTATACGATGAAATATGCCACAGGAAAATATGCACTCGCTCTTTGTGACAGATGTGGTCAACAATATGACTATGTCGTTTTAAGAAAAGAATGGAATAATTTACGTGTTTGTCCTGATTGTTATGAGGAAAAACATCCACAATTAGAGCCAGATCCCCCTCCTTATGAGCCACAAGCATTATTTGAACCAAGACCAGATCGTCAAGAAGGTTTAGATATTTTAGTAGGACAAAAAACTTTTCCCTTAATTGATAATATCTCTATGCAAGCTGTTACATCAGTTGGAAAGGTAGAAATATCATGACTTTAACTTACTCAGATTTGAAAACGGCTTTACAAGATTATACAGAAAATGATGAAACAAGTTTTGTAAATAATCTTCCTTTATTTATTAGATTAGCAGAGGAACGGATTTTAAAAAACGTACAATTAAATGTTTTTGAAAAAAATGTTTCTGGTAATATGACAGCGAGTAATCAGTATTTAGCTTGCCCGAGTGATTTTTTAGCTCCTAATTCACTAACCATAACAAGCTCGAGCAATTTTGTTTATCTTGAATTTAAAGAGTTAGAATACGTATATACCTATAATCCAAACCCCTCTACTACAGGACAACCTAGATATTACGCACAATTTGATGTAGATAACTTTTTAATAGCACCTACTCCTGATAGTGGGTATACAGTTAATCTAAGTTATTTTTATAGACCTACTAGTATAACAGCAGGAGCAGATTCAGGAACTACATGGATTAGTGAGAACGGAGAATTAGCTTTACTTTACGGATCTTTGATTGAGTGTTATATTTACATGAAAGGTGATAAAGATGTTATGGATATGTATAACTCAAGATTTGTAGAAGCTATTGGAAGACTTAAAAACTTAGGCGAAGCTAAAGAAGTAACTGACGAAT